TAAAAAATAATACCAATGATAAAATAAATTATTTTACTTTAAAGAAAACGAAAAATAATTTTTTAAATATTTTAAAAACAAAATATTTAAAATTTAATATTAATTATTTAAATAGAGATATTTTAAAAGATTCAGATGATTTTATTTATTTAAAAGAAAATATTAAAAATGCTATAAATTCAAATTATTTATTAAAAGATAATTTAAAAAGTTCTCCATTTTATGAAATACTTATTTTGAGAGATAATTTTAAATTTAAAACGACTCAATTAAATACTTTTAAAGATGTTACCAACGATAAACATTATTTTACAAAAGATAAAGAAAATATTAAAATTCAAAGAGGATACAATTTTCTTTATTTAATTGATACTATGACAAAATATTCAAAAATGAATTCTTTTATAAATAAATCTTATATAAGTCTTGGAAAAACTAAACCAGATTATTTAAAAGTTATTCATGATTTAAGTTATTATCTTTTAGAGCAAATTAATATAGACGATAATACTAAACAGGATATTGATCCTATTGGACAAATATTTAATGAAAATGAATTTAAAACAATTCAATATTTGCCTAATATTATTAAAGATAAAAATATTTTTGAAAAAGGAGGAAGTTATTATTTATATAAAAATATATTAAAACTCCCAGATAATTTCTTTGGATATCCAAATTATTCTAAAACATATTTTATCAATAATAAATTCTTTGAAACTAATCAAGGTACATATTATTTATATAGAAATATTCCAATGATAAATATCGATAATTGCTATTTATTCGAGAATAAAAATTATCAAATAAAAGATACCAATTTTATAGAAAATGGAATAGAATGTAAATTTCAAAAACCATATTATCTAAATAAATCTATTTTAATAGATTCCGAAGATAATATTGTATTAAATACAAAAATAGATCAAAATAAATCGAAAAATGTTAAAAATACTAGACAATCATTTTTATTAAAAACAAATATGACTTATTTTGATAAATACCAAAATAAAATTATTTGCTCAGCTTAATTGCTGAGCAAATAATTTACTCATATAACAAAAAATAAATCAAAAAAGGAGTTAAAATGGCTAATGAATTAATTTATGCTGTTAAAGATAATAGTGTTTGGCAATCAGTTACTAAAGAACAATATGCTGATCAAACAAACTGGACTAGATATACTGTAAAAGAATTTAACTTAGGTTTAACTAGATTACAAGCTGTAGGAAATGGAGATAATGATCCTGCTACTACAAATAAAGAAATTTATATTTATCCAAAAGTAGATACTAGTTCTCAATCTAGATTTAAAGTTGGAGAAAAAATATATATAGTTTCACCAGAATATGAAAATGGTATTGAAATATCTCTTGGAGCTAAATCTGTAGTTAAAGGTGTATTTAGACATCAACCAAGTAGACAAAATCAAAATTTAATTTTTGGACATAGTTTATCTAAAAAAGTAAAAACTGATATTAACGATTTCAATAATGTAGTTTATAAAAACGAAATTCTTTGGAATGGAGTAGATACTGCTTTAGATACAAGTGATAGCCCTTATACGGATGGAGACGGAAATCCAGTAGGAGCATGTGTAATATCTGGAAAAAATGTTGTTAAAACTAATATAGATCCTTTCTGGACAAATGGAAATTATAAAAAAGCTAATAGATATTTTAGTGTATTTTATAAAAGACCAAAAGACGTTGCATTTAATAAAGATAGTGATGGAAAAGAAAGAGAAATTATTTTCTTAAGTGGAAGAACTGGAAAAGAAAATAATGATAAAAATGCTTATGCTGATTCTTTTTATCTTTCAGAAACACCAACAGGTGCATTAAGATTTAGATTATTTTCTAATGAATTCGTTAAAGGTTATATTGATAAAGATGGAAAATGTCGAGATGATAATAATGATGTAAGATTTTCTAGTAATACTGATTTAGACACTTTTGATATCAAAAGTGATGATAATGTATTAAATGATGGTAAATGGCATCATATAGTTCTTAATATTCAAGATGATAATACATTTATTGCCTACGTTGATAATGAAAAAGTATTTGATGGTTATAATGAATATATCAATACTACAAAGGTATCAAAAAATAGCGATAGGTATTTTTGGAGAGTATTTCCTGGTACAAAAGTTAAATGTACTTTCCAAAAAAGAATTGCTGGTATCATTGATGATGCTCAAATAGCTCCAGATGGAGTTAAAATGGCTCAATTTGAACTTTATAATGATGTTTATAATCCAAATAAAGATTATGTATATTTTATTAAAGATAGCGATCATTTAGATTCTATGATTAAATATGATATTTCTAATAATGGATTAAATGATGCTCCTACTGTAGTTTATAGAAAAAATAATGCTAAATTCTTTGATGCTATGGTAAATGTCGGAGAAAACATTGAAGAACAATGGAAAGAAGGAAAAGTAGTTGCTTATAGTATTAACATTGATCCAGATCAAAATTATGAAAAAACTATTCAACCTATAGATAAAATAACTTACAGTTATGATACTGTTTATAAAGATGGTAGATCATTTACACAAAAAGTAGAATGTGATCTTGGTGATGTAATTATGCCATCAATTATTACACAATTAGAAGTTTAATCTTCTAATTGTTTTTTTGTCCTCAATTTTATAGGCAATTTACATAACAAAAAATAAATCAAAAAAAGGAGTATAATATGAGATTTATACATGCAAATGGTTTAAACTTAGTAAAAAATTCTTGGTTTAGAAATTTAAGACTAGAGAATTTAAAAGAAGATCCAGATCCAAAAACAATGGTTCCTGGTAGGATATGGTTTAATTCTTCAGATAATCTTTATAAAGGTTCATATACAGATGGAGACGCTATAAAAGTTCTTTCATTTACTACTGAAGAAAAATTAAATGAATTTATGGCAAATATTCAAAGCACAGAAGCAGGAAAAGGTGCAAACTTTGTAGGTTTTGAAGGTGAAGAAGGTCCAAATTCTTTATTTAAAGTTGACGCTAGCTCAGTAACATCTTCATTAAAAAATATAGTTGATGCTATTGATAATGATAGAAAAGTAATTAATGATTCTAAAGATGATCTTAATTCTAAAATTAACGATGTACAAAATGAATTAGATACAGCTGAAACTGGAGCTGGGCTTGAAGACGATGGAACATATAAAGCTAATGATAAAGCTAATTATATTTCAGCAGCAACATCTTTAAAAGACGCTGACGATAAATTAGATGCTCAAGTTAAAACTAATGCTGATAATTTAACTCAAGAAACTCAAGATAGAAAAGATGCTGATGATGCTATCACTAAAGATTTAAATGATTTTAAAGCTGACGCTAATACAAGATTTTTAGATAAAACTACTACAGATGAACAAACAGTGGCTGGAGCGGTTGTATTTAAAAAATCAGTTACGGTTCAAGGAAATTTCTATGTTCCAGGTGGCGTTACTAATTTAATTTCAAATCAAGTAACAATTGGTGATAATATAGTTACATTAAATAATGATATACCAGATGATGCTGATCCAACTGAAAATGCTGGGCTTGAAATTAATAGAGGTAAAGAAGGTGTAATGCCATTCGTAATCTGGGATGAAGGTGATGATAAAGCTAAAGTTGTTACTGGAAAAGATGATGATGGTAATTGGGTTCTTGATGTTATTGCAACTGGAACTGGGTTAAAAGATTCTATTGATAAACTTCAAGGTGAAGTTGATGATCTTCAAAAAGAATTAGATGATACTCAAACTGGTGCTGGACTTGAAGACGATGGAACATATAAAGCTAATGATAATGCTAATTATATTGCTAAGGCAACATCTTTAAAAGATGCTGATGATAAATTAGATAATCAAGCTAAATCTGCTCAAGACGAAATTGATAGAATTGAAGTTGGTGCTGGTTTAAATACTGATGGTACTTATACTGCAAATTCTGATGCAAATTATATTTCAGAAGCTTCATCTTTAAGAGACGCTGACGATAGATTAGATGCAGCATTAAAAACTCAAGCTGATAAAGAAGCTAATGATATTAAAACAGTAACAGATAGTAATAATGGTACTCAAAATGAACTAGATGATACTCAAACTGGTGCTGGTTTAGAAGATGATGGTTCTTATAAAGCTAATTCCGATGCAAATTATATTGCTGATGCAACATCTTTAAAAGATGCTGATAATAAATTAGATGCTCAAGTTAAAGCCAATGCTGATGCGATTGCTTCAAATTCAAGTGACACTGATACTAAATTTGGAGAATTAAGAAAAGAAATCGATGGTATAAGATTTATTTATGCTGATGATACAAGTAAAGATCCTGCTACTTCTTATACTGTAGATCATAATCTTGGAACAGAATTCGTTGATTTTACTTTATGGGTTCTTGATCCAGATGATAATAAATGGTATAATGATTTAGCTACAGTTAAAGTTGTAGATGCTAATAATGTTGAAGTTGATTTAAGTGATGCAAGACATATTAGAATAGTTATTACTAATGTAGAACATTTATTCGCAGGAAAATAAAATTAAAGAGATTTTCTCTTTAATTTTTCTGTCTTTAAAAAAATTATGTATATCAAAAAAAGCTACAAGAGAAATAATATCGCTGAGAGCTTTTTTAGATCCAACGAAGTCAAAAAATTTCAGAACATTTTATTTTGATAATCGTATCAAACTTTAACGAAAATATAAATAATTAAAAGGAGTATTAATGAAGTTACTTACTAATTTAGTTTTTAAAAACTCGGAAGTTGAAAAATTAAAACTAAAAAATTTAGATTCTGATCCAGATGAAATAAAACCGGGACAGTTATGGTTTAACGATAATGATAATGTAGTTAAATATGGATATAAAGGTTCCGATGGAAATTTAAAATCCGCAACGCTGTCAACGAGAAATGACATAATTACATTAGCTGGAGTCGTTAAAACTAATAAAGATAATATTAAAACTAATAAAGATAATATTGATGCTTTAAATACAAATAAAGTTTCTAAATCTGGAGATACCATTGATGGTACTTTAAATGTTAAAGATTTAGTTTCAACTAATGAAATTAATTTTGATGTAGAAGGAGAAAATACTGATCCTCTTTCTATTAAAAGAATAAATCATGATTCAGATAAAACTGAATTAAGAATTAATATTGGAGATAATAATTCTAACGATGATTTCTTATCAATTGGATCTACACCATCAGGTAATTGGGCTGAATTATATAAATTTACAAATAATGGTACTTTATATATTCATAAAGAGGCTTATATCAATGGTCATAAAATTTTAACAGATATAGATAAAGCTGCTGACTCAGATAAATTAGATGGTTTAGATAGTTCATATTATACAAGAAGGACTTCATCGGCAAGTGCTGCTGTTGGAGAAGATGGTAAAAAGCATTGGGTAACCGTTGCAAAAGCATCAGGAGGTAGATATAGAGGTAAAGTAATATTTACTGATGCAGACAGTGGCGACCATACTTTTATTGAAATTGATTGGATGAGAAGTTATCAAGATACCAATTTTTTAGTAGTTAATAATGGTGGGCATAATAATAGAATTGTTGGGGCAAGAGTCCTTTATTGCACCAATAACGATAATAAAAATGGAGATACTTATAAAGATAAATTTTTACAAGTTCAAATAACTGCTGAATCAACCTATGATGTAGAAATTATTAGTGATACGAATAATAGTGGTTGGAATAATTTACAAGCTGTTACACCAGTAGTAGAAGATACTAAAACGGATTATGCAGTTAAAGGTAGTGAAGTTCATCATTTAGATACAGCAACAATAGCAACACATCAAGGTGCCGTGTTTGGTGGCGATATTAGATTTGATGGAATACCAACAACTACTAATCAAAACAGAGGAATTTTTTGGACGGCTTTTGATAAAGAAGGAACTGATGATTATTCAGATATTGGAAGAATTTATCAAACAGCTAATATACAAGGGCTTTCAGGAAGTGTTTTACTAATTAAGCAAGATAATGATAGTTCTGATGGTGTAGCAATTAGTACTCATTCGGATACTGGGTTTAAACATAATAGTCATACTGTTTGGACTGCTGGAAATGATGGTTCAGGAAGTGGATTAGATGCTGATAAATTAGATGGTTTAGATAGTTCTTCTTTTGTAAGAAATGATACTAATAATCATAAAAATGTAACTTTTCAACCAAGTTCTGATGGTGGTAATATAGGTATTAAATTTATATCGCACGTAAACTCTGGTTCCGATTATGGAGAAATTAGATATTATGACGATAACGATGATTATAACTTCTGGGGTAACTCTAAGGAGAATGGTGCTTTAGTTCTTAATGTACAAAATGATGGTCGTAATCCTAATTCAGATGTTCTTGTACTTAAAACACCAGCAGGAGCAATTATAGATGCACCGGATCTATATAAAAAAGATGGTTCTCATGCTAGACCATATTGGTATACAGGACGAGGAGATGCTGACTTTCCGGATGCTCAAACTGGACCAATTTTAAAAGATAGGTCAAATAGTAAAAGATATAGATTATTTGTTGATAATGGTACATTGGGTATAGAAGAAATATAAGGAGTATAATATGGGGAAACAAACATTACTAGCAAAAAAAGATCATACACACGATTTAAGATATCCAAGAATAGTTCTTGGAAATTTTACATCTGATAAAGATTTCGAAGATAGAAAAGCAGCAGGAGGGACTTCTCAAGAAGATATATTTGATTCTTGGGGAAGATTCTCTCATGATTCAAGTGGAAATTTTCCAGCAAATAATAGTGAACTAGATGCATGGGAATATATTAAAGATAAAAAACAAATTAGATCTACTAAGAATTCAAATACTTATATAGGTTTTTACAGTCCAGATCAATATTCAGATTTTACATTGCAAGCGCAAGTAACTTCAGATATTGCAGATAACGATAGAATGGGAATTGTAATTGCTTTTTTTAAAGATGCTGATGGTAAAGAATATGATTTATCTGCTTTAAGAGATAATGAAAGTTTTAATTGGAGAATTGTATATAATTATTTACAAGGGAGTAATTACGGAGAAAAAGTTATTGCTAACGGTGATAGCAAAGTATCTGATGGTGGAAATTGGAATAATTATAAAAATGGTACAACAATTAAAGTAAAAAGAACTGGTTCTATAATAGAAGCTTGGACATCTCAAAATGATAAAACTGAATTAGATAATAATACATATTTAACATTTGATATGAATGATTATGATGAATTAAAAAAATTCATTCCTGCTGCTCAATATGGTTTTTCATGTCAATCTCAAGAACATGCTACTTTTGGTAATATTAAATTTACACCAGGTGGAAGTAAAGCATTCGAACAATATTTATTTAATACTAAAACAAATGGTGCATATAAATTAGATGATAATGGTGATTATCAAGATACTGGTAAAAAATTACAAGAAATTATTCCAGTAAATATGATATTATCTGATGTTAAAAATAAAGAAAAATTTTATTTAGATAACTCTGAAATCATAACAAGAACTACATTAGATACTAAAGAAGATACTTTTGATTTTGCGAAAACAATTTATTTTAATAAAGATATAATTTCTAAAAGTAATGATAGTAAAATTATTCAATTAGGAAATGGTGGAGCTCATAATTTAGTATTAAAAATGAGAGCACAAGGTTTAGAAGGTTGGTTACATTGGAGCGATGCTAATGATAGATGGGAATTTAAAGATCAACACAATCATTATACAAATATCGTTGTAAAAAACATTGATTCTCAAGGCGATATTAATATTGCTACTAAAAATAATGACGGGGCAAATTCTCAAAGTTATTCTATAATATTCAATGGTTCAAATGATTCAAGTGCGGAGTTTGCAATTAGAGCAAATGGCGAAAAACTTGAATTTTACGAACCAGAAGATAAAAACAAAGTTCATTTTACTATAGAAGACGATACTGGAGTTAATGCAAAATATGGTTATAAATGGAATGGACAATCATTAGATACAAGATATTTAAAAACAAAACCAGATTATAATAGTGGATGGTTTGATGTAGATTCAAATGGAGCATCTATAGATAATCCGATTGGACAAAATGGTATTTTTATGGGATATCAAAAATTTAGCTCTGGGGAAATAATGCAGTTTGGTGTATTCTCTGCTTATCAAGATGACGACCAAAGAGATAATTCATCTGGGATGTATTTAGTAATTAAAGATGATAAATTGGTTGTAGCAACATACAAAAAAAATAATGATAAAGCAGGTTATATCGCTGGATTAGACGATGGTATTTCATACGGTTTAGATCAAGTTACTTCAATTAAAGTAAAAATTATTGGATGGAAATTAGATTCAGGAGTAGTATCATGAAAATTTATGTAATTGATAAAGATATAGTAGGTTTAGCAGAAAAAGATATATTAATAATAGAAAATTCTAAAGTATATGATATCGAGGAAAAAGATATTCCAACGGATTATAAAAAATATGATTTTATAGATGGAAAATTTGTTTTAAATATTGATAAAGAAGCAAAAATTAATGAATTGGAAAAAACTCAATTAAAACTTCAAAAAATTCAAGATCTTAAAAAGAATGGTCTCGATTTTACTCTTAATGGAACTGATTATAAAATTCCATTAAAAAGTAAAGATGCTATGGGACTTATTCAAATAAAGAATGCTTTTGAATTAGGAGTAACATCGACAGTAATGTATTTTTCTAATGGAGTTCAAATACCATTAAATAATAAAAATGATTTAAATATTTTAGCAAAATTCTTTGCAGAAAAAAGAAATTTATTATTTACTGATCCAGAAAAATTATTAGATAATGATATTAATTTAACACCATCTATTACAACTTCTGTAGTATAATATAATAATTAAAAAATTCTCCTTTTGGAGAATTTTTTTTGTCATTAATTTCTTCGTAAAAATTTTTGGGGATGGATCTTATTTAGATTCTCTTGAAATAATATCGAAGAGATCTATTTTAGATCTAATAGAAATTTTTTTTAAACAATAAATATATAAAGAATAAAAAAGGATTTATAATGTTAAACGATATTAATCAAAAAGGTTTTACTACATTCAATGTAAAATTTGATGATAAAAAAGAAGACGTGGAAATCGAAACCATCACTGCACAATTACCAGATGAAAATGTATTATTTTTAATAGGAAAAGATTTAGAATATTTATGGAATTTAGATATTAAGAATTTTAATTATATTATTTTTGAAAATGATTTAGAAATGATTAATGATTCGGAATTCGAATATTTTTGGAAAAAATTCTTTTTACCGTTTTTAGATAATATGAATGAAAATTATTTAGAAAATAATATCGAAGATTTTCAATTTCAATTATCCAACACTTATGAAAAAAGATTTCTTGTTAAAAAAATTATTCATTTTATTATGCTATTCTTTCCTTTCTATATTTTTAAAGATATAATAGTAAAAGAAGATTTTGAAGAAAAAGGTCAAGCAATTAATTTTATTAAAGAATCAATAGAAAATGATCCAAAATTTTTAAGAGAAAAATTAGAATCAATCATGAATGATGCAATTAAAAAATCTGAAAATTTCTTAGAATCGATAAAACATTTATCTAAATTTTCTAAAAAGAATGAATTAGAAGATTCTCTTGATTTACTTGAAGATCAATTGAGAAAACAAGATGTATATGTTAGATTATTTATAGAAATGATTAAAAATACTTCTATTGATAAATTAGAAAATTTAATGATTACTTATTTAAAAAATGATTTTGAAAATTTAGCAGTTTAAGAGCTTCGGCTCTTTCTTTTTTTGTCGCTAAAAAAAATCTAATAGAAATATATATCGAAATCAAAAGAAAGGAAAAGAATGAAAGAAAAAATAACACTTAATGAAGATCAATTAAAGTTAATTAATGAGATAAAAAATATAGAAGAAAGAACGGAACCTTTAAAAATAGTATTTTCTGGTTCTGCCGGAACCGGTAAAACTACTACTATAATTTCTGCTCTTGAACTTCTCCAAAATAAAAAATGTAAAACTATAATTTTAACTCCTACTCATCAATCTGGTATTGTTGTTAAAAAAATGCTCTTAGAAAATAATATGGAATGTCCTGTAAATACGATACATTCTTATTTTGAAATTAAACCAGAAATTAATGATAAAGGAAGAAAAGTTTTTATTCCTAAATTAAAAGAAATTGATATAGAAGAAGATGTTTTTATTATTGATGAAAGTTCAATGATTGATGATTCTCTTTTTAATATTATTATTAAAAATCTTATCGGGAAACATCTTGTTTTTGTCGGAGATAAATATCAATTACCTCCAGTTGGTTTAAATTTTTCTCCAGTGTTTTCCAACGATGAAAGAATTAAAAAATTTAAAAAAATTAATTTAGAAAAAGTTCAAAGAACTAAAAATGATGGTGTAAAAAGATTTGAGCAACTTAGAAATTTTATAAAAGAATTTGAAGAAGAAAATAAAAAAAGAACTTTTTCAGAAATCTATGATTTACTTTCATATTTTAATTTATTTAATGAATCAGAATTTGCAAAATATTTTAATTTATTTATAGAAGAACGATTCAAAAATAAAAAAAGAGCAATAAATGGATCTTTTACTAATAATTTTGTAAATTACTATAATTTACATTTTAGAAATTTTGATGAAGAAATTGAAGATAAAGTTGAAAAATATAGTAAAGGCGATAGATTAATTTTAAATGATTCCTATAATTTTTTATGTTTTGGTAATAAAGATAAAATTATTCCAGAAAATTATTTTTTTAGTGCAAGTAATATATTAAAAAACGGAGAGGAAGTTAGAGTTAAAGAAGCTCATCGAAAACAATTACAAATAGATAAAGTCTTTGATTTAAAAAGAGTTTATAATATAATTTGTAATGATAGACTAAAAGAATGTCAATTAAATTTTCCAGTTCTTACTGATAAATTAAATCAAAGAAAATTATTATTAGATGTTTGGCAAATCGAATCGGAAGATAAAAAAATATTTTTAACTACTGACTCAGAAGAAACAAACGCTTTTATTCAAGAATTATTTGAATTAGCTAAACTTTATAATTTTAAAGAAAAAAATAAAGGTAAAAGAAAACAATTTTGGAAAATAATTTATTCTTTATCTGAAAAAATTATTAAATGTAATTATTCTTATGCTAGTACAATTCATAAACTTCAAGGCCAAACAGTGGATGAAATTTTTATAGATATGAGAGATTTTACTCAATTATATGATAAAGATTATAATCTGTTTTTAAGATTATTATATGTAGCAATTACTAGAACTAGTAATAAAGTTTTTATATTAAAATAAAAAAGAAATAAAAAAGAAATAAAAGAAAAAAGGAAAGAAAATGCAAACAACACAAACATATCAAGCTTGGTTTGAAAAACATAGACCGAAAAATATTAATGATTTAATTTTTCCAAATGTATTAAATGGAGAAAATAAAGATTCAAATTATGTAGCAGAAATATTTAAAAATTTTTATAATAATGAATTCGTTCAAGGAAATGTATTAAGTTACGGTCCTGCTGGATTCGGTAAAACATCTTTAAATAAAATTCTTCAAAGTAAAATCATTAAACATCCAAATGATATTTATATTTTGGATAGAACAGTAGATAGTGTAGATAAATTAAAAACTTGGGTTCAACAAAAACCAGCGCAATCAAGACAAAAATTAGTAATTATCGAAGAAATGGATAGATTGAGTAATCAAGCTCAAATAGTTTTAAAAGATGGATTACTTGAAAAATATCAAAATAGAGTTTCATTTTTGGCTACCTCAAATAATCCAGAAAAAATTGATAACGCTTTAATTACAAGATTTAATCTTAGATTACATTTTAATGATTTAAATGAAGAGCAAGCTATTCAAAGAATGATAAAAATTCTGGAAGATGAAAATATAAATTATCAAAATGAAAATGTAAATGCTTTTGTAAAAATGTATATTAAAAGAGGTCTTAGAGAAATGATTTCTAATCTTGAGGTTAATAGTATTACTGGAGCTTTTGTTTTTGATCCAAAAAAAGCTTTAAATTTAACTGGTAATGAAGATTATATAATTAAAACCGTAGTATATTTAATATCTTATTTAAAACAATTACAAAAAGAACAAACTCAAGCTATTCTATCAAATACTAAATCTGATGGAACTTTTGCTCAATATTATGATTATATTTTAAAATTAATTAAAGAAGATTTAATGTTAAATTATGAATATATTTATAAATCATTAATGGATAATGAATATGTAGATTTTGGTAGTTCTTCGATTATTATAGATGATTATCAAATTATTGATCAAGTTAAAATGAAGAACTTTCATTTTCTTGGAACCTTTAGTAAATTATTAAAAGATATAGCTGATAGAAAAAATTTAAGTTAAGGGACTTCGGTCTCTTTTTTCTGTCGACAGAAAAAAGATAAGACTTAGTCTTATCTTTTTAAACTAGAGATAATTTTTCAAAAATATTTTCTTTACTTAATTTACTAAAATCAATTTTTCTTAATAAAATATTTTTTCCTTTGAATGATTTAATTGGATTTACCAATCCAATATTTAATTCATTATCTTTAAGGAAAAATCCTTCTTCGTCTCCAAATTTTTCAATTCTAGAACTTAATAATTTATTCGTTGTTTTTTCGTCTAAAGATTTTAAAAGAGAAAAATCGACTCCAGTTTTTTTCTTAATAATTTTCCATTCATATAATTTTCTAAAATTTCTTAGTTCTTTTAATGCTGGTAAATCTTTATGAGTATTTAAAATTACTGCCTCTTTAGCAAGAACTATAATACTATTATGTTGGCCTACTCTATAATAATTATCTTTACTTAAAATGAAAAAATTACCTTTATCAATATATTTTTTTGCATATTCTGACCACTCAACTGATTCATGATAAAGTGCAATATTTTTTTCTAACTCAATCCAATCTTTTCTATTAAAGCTTCCTGGTAAAATAAATATACCATTTCCAAATAATTTAGAAATAAAAGATCTTTCTGGGATATTAATAATTCCATATTTGAAACCTTCTTTTATATGTAGATTTATAAAAACTGGTCCCATTTGACTTAATGCTTCATATTGAGATCTCTTTGCAAATTGTTTATAAACTGGCTCAACTTCCGCTAATTTTAACATTAATGATTTATACTCATGGAAAGTATGAAGTACTGGTAATAATTTTAAATTGTATTCTTTAATTAATTGATAATTTTCTTTATAATTTTTTTTAAATTCTTTTTTACCTTCTTCTATTTCTTTATTTATTAAATTTTCTAACGTTGAATTTGTACTTTTAATTTTTTTTTGAAATTCTTTATTCCATGATTTAATTGAAAATATAGATTCTTCTAATTCGTATAATTTTTTTTGTCCATTAATATTTAAATACATTTTTCATCCTTTTTGATTTATATTTTTTATATACAATTGAAATAATTTAAAATTACCTTTAACAAAAATAATAATGTAAAAATAATTTTTATTAGATTTTAGTTAAAGAAATAAAGAAAATAAAAGGAAATAATATGATGAAAACAGAATTAAATTCTGCGAGCGAATATATTTTTGTTGTAGAAGTAAAATCAAAAACTTTGAAAGTTATCACAAAAAAATATTATTCAAAAGCGGCTTTAGCCAGAAAAACAATGCCTCAAGTTAAAACGAATTTTTATAAGTTTCCAGAATTGGTTTTAGCAAAAAGTACTTGGCTTGAAAATATTAGAAGAGATTCAACTCTAACTATGGGAGCCAAATTCGTAAAAATAGAAGATGAATATCCTGGTAGTATTCCATTAATATTATTAGAATATAAAGAATTTTATAATAAAATAAAAGATAATTTATATTTACAATTTTTACCCAATTCAAGACCAATAAAAGCAGACGAATCAAAAATAAAAACTATTTTAAAAATTAATCCAGGAGTTAAGACTGCAAATATCGATGGAAAATTAAAAGAAGTCAGAGTAGTTATTGGAGATAATTTAGTAACGATAGAAAAAGGTTTAAAAGAATATCCTCAAAAAATCGGTAATTTTAATGTAAGATTTATAATGCATTTTTATAGAGGTGTTAAAACTGCTATTGGTTTTAATGCACAAGGATTTTATCAAAATAATTTAGTATTTGATCCTGAAACTCAAAAATTTTTAAAAACTGATCCAAAAATAAAAGATATTCTTGAATATTTTGATTTCGATCCCAAAAGAACTAAAAGTTTTAATAATCCATATCAAATAAATTTTCAAAATTTTCTTGATTTACACCGAAAATTTAATAATAATTCAACCTCTAATAAAATCAAAATTAATTTTCAAACTTATAATGGAAAATTAATTGATTTTGTAAGTATCGAAGAAATATTAGAAGCAAAAAATTATTTTATTTCAAAAATAATGGAAGCTAGAGCTCAAAATAAAATTTATGTAATACATAATAAAGATTATTTTATTTTTGATCCAAATGAAATTGATAAATTTGAAGATAAAATTTTAGATAAATTATTAAGTAAAACTTTAAAAGAATTTTTAGATAAAATGAAAGAACTTAGTATTTCTAAAAGTATTAACGAGGAATATATTTCAAAAGCTAAAAAACACGGATTGAATGCTGATTTATACGAACATCAAAAAATTGCTTTATCTTGGTTCGAGAGATTATATGAAAAACATGCACCTGGAGCAATACTTGCTGATAAAATGGGAGCAGGAAAAACACTACAGACTATTTCATTTATGTCTTTACATCCAGAAAAAGATTATTTAATTATTTGCCCAGCTTCTGTTATTGGAGTTTGGGAGCAGGAAATTGAAAAATTTAATCCTAAATTAGCTAAAGGATTAGGTAGAAAAATTAAAATATTAAGTTACGAGAAAGCTATGTATTCAAAACCAGCAAAAACTGATATTTTAATTTTAGATGAGGCTCAAAAAATTAAAAATAATAAATCTTTAACTTTTGGAGTTATATCTGCAATTAAAAAAGATTTTGTAATTATTGCAACTGGTACTCCAATAGAAAATAAAATAGATGATTTATTTTCTTTACTTGAGGTAATTAATTCTTCTGCTTATGATATTTTAAATATTTTTAAAAAATTATATAAAAAAGATGAGCAAAAATTAATTCTTAAAACTAGAACTTTTATAGATCCAATATTTTTACAAAGAGATATTTCTAAAGAATTAATTCAAGGAAAATTAAATCTAGTTGAAGATTATATAGATCCAATTCAAATAGAATTAGAATTACAAGAAGAGATTAAAAGAATTTATTCTGATAAATTATTAAAAATTAATGCAGAAAACAATCATGATTTTTATAGTGCCCAAGCGATATTGACTGGGATATTAAGACTTAGACAAGCGATATCAAATCCTGCTCAATTACCAGAGGATTTAATACATCATTTTTCTCCAAAATTAAAAACAGCAGTTAAAACAATTACACCAAGTAAATATAAAGATTTAAAAAGAAAAGTCAATACCTTAAAAGAAAAAAATGAAAAAATAGTTATCTTTACTGAATTTAAAGAAACTATGAGTTATTTAAAATTAAATTTAGAAAAAGAAGGTCATAAAGTATTAACACTTTCTGGATCTGATAGTTCTACTAAAAGAAAAATTATGATTAAAGAATTCCAAGAAGGGAATACTTTTAATGTATTCATTATTGCATTAAAAGCAGGTAATTCTGGTATTACTCTTACTAATGCCAATAATGTTTATATTTATGATTTATTTTGGAATCCTGCAGTATTATCTCAAGCCATTGCTAGGGTTCATAGAATTGGACAAGATAAAGATGTACAAGCTTATTTTTCTATATTAAAAAATACGATAGATGAAAGTATTTATAAAGCAATAATTAAAAAAACAGATATTATTAAAACCTTCGAAAATGGCTCTGGAGCATCAGGTAATTCAAGTACTAAAGATTTAATAGATCTCGGAGCAAATATTTTTGGAGTAAAAAAACCAAATTCAATCAAAGGATAAATTATGGAAAAATCTTTAGAAAATATAGGTGAGATAAAAGAGAAGATTAATAAATTAAAAGAAGAACTTTTGGTAATTCTTGTAGAAAATGTAAATCCAGAAGAATTCTTCGATAAAATTTTGGAGATTCAAAATGATTTAATTTCTTCTCCAAATATTAAAGAAGGTAATCTTGAAAAAGAGTTTTCTAAATTAATTAAAACTCTTAATTTTTTAAATTCAAAACAAGATACTCAATTGAAAGAGACAAAAACTAAATTAATTAAATTATTAGAAAATTATATTGAGACAAAAGAAAAATTATTAGAGATCACTGAACATAATGTTAAAAAAACAGAAGCTTTACAACAGGCTTTAATAGAATTAAAAAATGATGTAATTAATGAGTTGCATAAGAAAAAATCATTTAAATTAATTTATTTTAAAAAAATTAGTGGAAATTTTTTTAAACATCCATTAGTAATAAAATTTTTTACTATATTTTTTATAGGGTTTATCGTTATATTACTTTTAGGATTTACTAAAAAATATGTTCCAAGTATTTATGGAGATGTAAAAAATATTACACATGACGTTGTAAGCGCGCATATTCAACCATCATCAGGAGAATCAAAATGATAAATTTTTTTAAAAAGAAATATTCTGATTTAAAGAATTTATTTTTAAAAGATTTTGAATCTTTTAAAAAATCAGAAAAATTAAAAATGAAAGAAAATTTTAAATCAGAACAGGATATTTCGCAAGAATATTTTAAAGAAGAAATTATTAATAATGAAAAATTATTAAAAGAACTTCAATCAAAACTACCTAATATTGATAATATTGAAAAAATAGATATAGCTTCTTTGAATTTAAATAATGGTAATTTAAAAATATTGATTTCTGACGATCATCCAGGAGCTTTATTTCAAATGAAAAGTGATATAAAAGCAGTACTAGAAAAAAAATATGAATTTTTTAATATTGACGATAAAATTAAAGAAAAAATTGAAAATTTAAATTTTTCAATTAATACTGATTTAATACAGATTGGATCGGAATTAGCTCCTTATAAAATTATAGATTTAATTGAAAATCAAAATTTAATTATTGATTTCGCTATTCTTGATATAGTTTTTGGAGGAGTAGTTCTTAAAGATAATAAAAGTTTTTTTTATGATGGTATTGATATTGCTAAAAGTATTTTAAAAAAAAATAATAAAGCAATAATTTTATTTTATTCAGGATGTACTTTAAATGATAAAACAGAAGAGGCAATTAAATTAAAAAATATGTTAAATGATTACGCTGATAATCTTTTTTTTACTGATAAAGATTTAAATGATAATGTAAGATTAGATTCTATAATAAATAGTCTTGAAAAAGTAAAAAGGAATTTAAAATGAAAGAAAATGAAATATTTAAAGATATACTCTGTGAAGAAAAAAAATTATCATTAATTTTTTCATCTCTTGCCATTTTAATTTTTTTATTTATTAATTTTCAAAATTATTTATTTGTAAATAAAAGTATTAATGAATCAATAAAGATGGAAATTGAAAATTATGAGTTAAAATATAGAAATTTAAAAACATTTGATTACATTAATAAAGATTACAAATTAATCTTTATTAATGGAAATTTATATTTAAAATCAAAACTATATTTAATAAATAAAAAAATAGTTATTAATTTTTCTAAAAATATGATTTTCTTTTTTTATTTATTAATTTTTTTAAATATTTTATATATTATTTTATTATATATATTTTATAAATTTATTTTTAATCATTTAAATAATATCAAAGAAAAACTAAAAATACTCAATGAAATTAATTTTAACAACGAAAAAAATCTTTTAGATAATAATGTAATTATTAAAATTGCAGAACATCTTCATCATGAAATTAAACCACCTTTATTATCATTAAAAAATGCTTTAATAGAATATAATATGATAATTCAAAAATTAATTGAAGCAGCAGATCCAAAAGGAAAAAGATCACTAGACATTATTGTTTACTCAAATAATCATAAAAATTGTGAAAATTGTAAAGAAAAAGGTAAATATGCTTTCTGTAATTATTTTAATAGTCTTGAAAAAAATTTATTTGAAAAATCAAAAGAACTTCAGGAATATTCTAGCATTTCTCTAAACCAAATTTTTAAAACTATACAAATTACTAAATCATTAAAAACTATAAAAAATACAGATACTGATATAAATGTATATGATGTTATCGAACAGAATTTTAAAATCATGAGTTTCTTTAGAAAGTATAAATTTATATATGAAATTGATAAAAAATTAAAAAATTGTTTTTTAAATGGATTAAGTCCAGAAATATTTACAAATATTTTAATTAATCATATTAAAAATTCTTTAGAGGCAGGTTCTACTATTTTTCAAATTAAATTTATATCATATTTTGAAGATCCAGAATTAAATAAAAATTTTGTAAGATTTGAATTTATTGATAATGGTTCTGGAATACCAAAAGATAAAATTAATAATATTTACGACTTAAATTTTTCAACGAAAGGGGATTCTGATAATAATGGATTTGGTTTATATATTACTAAACAATTATTACAACAATATCAAGGTAACGAAATATTAAAATATACTAAAGAAAATCATGGAACAATTTTTTGTATTAAATTGCCAGTAAAATATTGTACTCTTAAAAAAGATAAAAAATCAGAATGTGTATCTTTAGTATAAAAAAGGATAAAAATTGAATAGAACTACATTACTTTTAAATAAAAGTATAAAAGGACCAGGAGAAACTTTAAAATCTTGGAATGAGACTAAAACTGATCCAAATAAAGAAATAAGCAATATAATGCATGATGAAGAAATCGCTAAAAATTCAAATGTTTCTAAATCAAGAGATTACGATATTCTTCATCAAGATTCACTTACTAAAATGATGCAAGGAAAAGTTTCTGCAGATGATGCTCTTAAAAGAAAACTCGAACTTGAAAAATCAGGTATGTTAAAAGCAGTAATGAACGAAAATGAAGAGATTAATGAAATGGGAGGAGCTTTTGCTGGAGGTGGTATGGCTACCACTGGAACTCCTATCGCTCCAATGAATTCTACTCCATATCATAAACCTAAAAAGAAAAAAACTTTAAGCGAAACAATAGAAAAAGCTTATAATAAGAAAAGGAGTCAATAATGTCTATATCGACTTGGCAAAACTGGGATAACTTAATAGATTATATTAAATTAAATATGGGAGCACCAGCTCTTGCTCTTGAGTATTCTGATGAGGATATGGTAAAAATTATTAAGAACCACGTTCTTCCAGAATTTTCTAGATATATTCCATTAATGAGATATTATCTTATGAGAGAAGAAGAAAATTGTATTCAAGAAAATCCTACAAAAATATATGAAATAAAAAATTTTCCATATAAAATAATAAAGATAGATGAAATAATTTCTCAACCCGGAATTCTTGATATGCTTCAAACAGCATCGACTGCAATATACTCTGGAGATATTACTAATTTACTTGGAGCAAATTATGTAAATCAAGCGAAGACTACAGTACTCGCAGATGATACTTGGACTTTTCTTCCACCTAATAAAATAGAATTAATTAAATCTATGAATTCAATGTGGATCTATGATAATTTTATTGCAAAATTTGCTTGTGTACATGATGATCCTACAACAGTAGATCCAGATTTATATGTGTATTTAAGAGATCTTGCATTAGCAGAAATTATGTTATTTATTGGAAGAATTAGAACTAAATATCAAAGTTTTAATACACCAGTTGGTCAAGTTGATATGAATGCTCAAGAATTTATTCAAGAGGGACAAAATCTTAAAAGAGAAGTTCTTGAAAAATTAGATAGACTTCCACCTGATCATTATTTAGAATTTTTAAATTAAAATAAAGGATATTAAATGAATAGAAAATTATTTAAAGATATTGCAATCAGTACTGGGCTTGCTGGTGCAGGTCTCGGAGCTGGAATTGGAGCAGGAATTGGAGCAGGAACTAATCTTGCTTACGCTGCTCAACAACATAAGAGAAAATTAAAAAGAAAAAAAGAAGTTATCGCAGATAATTCTTATTTAAATTATAATGCAATAAATAAAATTAATTCTTTATAATTCTATCTCCTTCGGGAGATTTTTTTGTCGCTAAAAAAAATTTTTATAGATCTAAAATAGATCATCTTGAAATAATATCGCCGAGATCTAAAATAGATACACTCGATATTATTTCTTTTGTATCTAAAATAGCACCAACAAAAATTTTTTTTAACGAAAAAGAAAAGGATAAAAAATGTTGAAAAAATATTTAAATGATAAATCATTTAATTTACTAGATAAAGCTATTGATATTCTTGATAAAAATCAGTTAGAGAAATTTAATCGTCAACTCGATTTTGAAATTGCTAATAAAACAATAGACCAAGGGAATCAATTTTTAAATAAAATCCAGCAATTTAAAAATGAGGAAATTCCTCAAATTTATAAAGAAAATATTATAAATAAAGATACAATTAAAGAACCAAAACCTCAGCAACCAAGTGAAAATCAATCCTATTTAAATAACAAAGCTAAAGAAAAAATTAAAACGAATCCTTATAAAAATTATTTAGGATTAAAAGGTAATAATTTTGATAAAAAAATATAAATTAAGGAGTACAAAATGTATTTAAGTGAATCTGCAGTTTATAAAATTACTGCTCAAGATTTTTCGGTTTTATTCGAAAATGAAACTAAAGAAGACATAGAAATTAAACATCCTGGAGCTTTTACTAAATGGTGTAAACAACAAGGATTTGATAAAGTTAATTGTGAATGTATTAAAAAAGGTTTAGAATCTAAAAATGCACATGTAAGAAAAATGGCAAATTTTGCTAGAAATTTTGGACATAAAGAATGTAAATAAAAAAAAATCTCCTTCGGGAGAATTTTTTGTCGTTAAAAAAATTTTTGATAGATCTATTTTAGATCGTCTTGAAATAATATCGCTGAGAGCTTTTTTAGATCCAACTGAGTACTTTTTTTTGGCGACAAAAAAATGAGGAAGATTTCCTCATTTTAATAATTTTTTATTTAATATATCTTCAATATTATCAAACTCCCAATAAGGTATTCTAATTAAATTAATATTATTTTCTTTACAATATTTATTTTTCTGAGAATCCTTTTTTTGTCTTTTTATTAATCCCTTTTCTCCTCCATAAAATTTTATTGATTTATAATGAGGTTCTCCATCATATTCAATTACAATTTTTTTCTCGGGAATAAAAAAATCAAAAATAAAAATAATTTTTTTATTTCTTTTAATAATTTTTTGATATTCAAAATTAATATTATTTTCTTCTAAAAATTTTTGAGTTTTTCTTTCTCCTTTACTCGAAGAACAAAATGGACAACCATAACCATCCAAATGATTAATTATTTTTTGCTCAAAAATTGAATTACATTTTTTACATTTAATTTTAATTTTAAAATTATTTTTATTAATATAATTATTATACCAATTATATTTTGAAATTAAATATTCATAACTATTAAAATGAATTTCTCTAGCTTTTCTAAGAAAATCTTCATAATTTAATTTGTGACCTGAACAAAAAGGGCAAGGACTTGAATTATTTCTAAGTTTTAAAATATTAAAATTTTTATTAAGATAATAATGCTTAGTACAATAAACTGGAAATTTAGTATATGAATTAATATAATTTTTTTTAAACCATTCGATATCTGGGAATTTGTACCAAGATTTTAATTTTTTTAAACGATTCTTTAATTCATAAGTATCTAATTTATATTTTTCTTGATTGTTCTCTGCCATACAAATTCTACAACCAAAATAACCAGAATCATTTAAAAAATTATTTATTGTCGTATTTATAATATAATTTGGATGAATAGTACATTGTAAGATTATTTTTGTTTTCTTACGCGATTCAAAATTTTCTAAGAACCACTCTTTAGTAAAATTAATAATTTTAAAATTTTTATTTTGATTTTCTTTTAAAAATTGAATTCGATTTTTAAGATCTTTTTTCGTTTTTTGATAATTATATTCTGGATTAAGATAACAATTATGTTTTGGCGTTGGTTTCGATCGATATAAATATTTTCCTTCTTTCTTAATTATTTGATTACATATTTTACATTGATAAATAAAAATTGAATTTCTAATTGAATTTTTTTCAATTATATCAATTAAATTATAATTATTAGAATAAAATTTATTAAATAATTCGATAATTCTTTTTCTCATTTTTAGTCCTTTAACAAGTTATAAAAAATTAATTTCAATTAGATCTTAAGGAGAACGCATGGAAGAAACAACAGAAGAAATCAATTATGGTAAAGAATTGATAAAATGTAAAATATCAATGCTTTACTTTGTAGAACATTATATTAAAATTCCGGTACCAGGAGGATTTGTAACTCAAAAAGAATCTGACATCTGGAATGCTACAAGAAAATATAAAGATCTTATAAAATGTCTAGACTCATCAGATGTTGATAATATAGTTTTTATGGCGTCAAGACAGCACGGGAAAACTACAACTATTGCTCAAGCAATACTTCATTATTTATTATTTTATCCAGGATTAAAAATTGAGTTTCTTACTCTTACAAAAAAGAATGCTGAAGATGTTATTGAGAGAATTAAATTTATGTACGATAATTTACCAGAGTGGTTAAGAAATATTTCTAAGCCAAAAGGTAAAATCTTTGATAAAAAAACTTATCTTGAATTTGATAATGGAGCACGATTCAACTCTCGTTACATTTCTGGTAATATCAGCCCTGATCAGATTTCGAGAGGTATGAGTGTCCCTCTGTTATGGATCGATGAAGCAGCATTCATTCCTCATATGGAAGACGCTTGGGC